CGCTATGAAGACCAAGTCACGGTGATAATTAACGAACTTGAATATATATATTAAATGTTGCTGGGCATGTTGATCCGTAAGGAGCTAGTTGATTACAAAATCATCGGTATTGGGAATACAAAGCGGCTGGCATCAAACAAATTCCTGCTATTATCATCACGCCGGAGAACTTGAGGCGAGAGAAGTTTTGGATACCTGACCAATCTTAATTGCCTTTGAGACTATCTCATCACAAGATGTAATCATTTTGTCGGGGTAATCTTTGTATTTTGATATATCAAATGGCCATTCGTCAGAATTCAATCGCCTAGACCCAAGAATCTTGGCATTTTCGTAAAAGCACTTTGCCTTGCTATACTCGTCTGTCTCGTAATAAATATCGCCTAAAAGACACCAGAACTCAGCCATTAATGGCTTCTTGGCAAAACAATACATCAATAACTCGAGTGCTTTTTTTTGATCTTTTAAAACATAACAATAAACTGTAGCCATATAATAACGAGTCATTATTGAAGCCATTGTCATTTTCTTTTCTTGAAATAAGAAATGGTTGGCAAGGTCAATAAACTCTTTCCACTTGTTTTGTGTGAGAAAAATACAAGCTTTGTAATAATGATACTCGAAAGCTATAGGGTTTTTATTCTTCCAAATTTCTAACAACTCTAAATTTCTCTCGACCATATCAGGTGGTGCGGAACGAATGTAGATGCCAGTTGGCTCAGCAATTCCCGGTATAACTTCGTAAACCGGGTTTTTATATTTGATTTTTTTATTTTTGTTCCATATTCTAATTGGCTTGGTTATCAGCGTGTTTTGAATGATGTTACAACGATAATTGCCCTCAGCCAAGTCTTCTATTTCCTCTAAACCAGCTAACACCTCTTCCCAAGGCTCTAGCTGAAGGTTCCATTCTGTCTGTTTTTGGCATAACTCATTGCGAACAGCACTCAAGTCATTACGGAAGTTTACCCGAATGACTTCGCCATATTTCTTGCAAATGTCTGTCGTTTTATCCGTGCATCCTATGTCCGCAAACAAAAAATTTGCGTTCAATGAAGACACTGAATCAATTGCTTTTTGAATTGTATTCTGATTGTTCTGTATCACCATGTGAATCGTTATCATGGAATCTAATCCTCATTAAATAATCGAAAGCGTCGGCTTCATTTTTCATGCTATTATTTCTATAATAAGTTTGTAAATCCTTATAGAACTTAGGCGCAAAAGGTTTGTCGATCATGTCACTGAATAGTTTAAACAACTTTAACAATTTTTCCCCCGTTAGAAATTGCTCAGCAATGCAAAGGCCATGGGAAGGTTTTTGCCCCAAAAAGCCTTGGCATTATAGAGTTACGGCTGTAATCCCCTGCATGGACACATATGACTCTTTGGAGATCGCAATCCGTCTACTTCAACTTCAAAGTGAAACGCCATACATCACTATTATCGACACAGGCAGCCTCCCAGAAGTCTATTCTAAAATAGAAAGTCTTCGCTCAGAAAGTGTAGAAGTTCATTGCCTTCGCTTAAATTCTACGAAGCATCCATCTGATTTTCCAGCAATAGCAATGGATCTGGCATTTTCTCTCTGTCGGACTCCTTATCTGTTTGCCACTCACGCCGATGTTTTTCTTAAAAAGAAGAGCCTTTTGGCCGATATGATTGATCTTTGTGAAAAAGAATCTCCGGTTGTTGGATATGAAATTAGCCCCCGTAGCCACGATGATTGGAAAGGCATGGTTTCTCACACGGCAACTATGTATCACATGGCAACTATGGACAAAATTGGGTTTGGATGGAGCCTTAGAAGACTTTGTAATCTATTTAATATTTCTGATGCTCGACCAAATCCTAACCGTCCATGCTGGCCAGATACTGAATTATTAGGCAATTATTTGCTTAGAAAAAATAATATCGTGCCGTTGCTAATTGGCAAAGAACAAAACTTCCAAAGGACAAATGACGAAAATATAGACCATTTCAGAAGTTATACGTCATCAAAATTATACAGTAATAGCTATTTTAAGATGGCTAATGGATGGTATGAAGAAGCACGGACCAAAGCTCTCGAAAGAATGCGTGAATGGGCGAAATAATGAAAATGAAAAGTACAGTTTGCGTAGTAGATAGATACCCAAGTTCTTTTGAAGTGTCCTCTCAAAAAGAGGATAAGGAGAGGAATGGCCAACGAATACCTAAACAACAAAAAATTTGAGAGTTTAATTTCTAAGTTTCTAATATGTAAGAGGGAAAAAGCAAAGTATTTACTTTTAATTGAGGACATACGTGAAACAGAAGCAAGAATGTTGAATAGAAAAAAGTACAAAAAGCCTGATAATTGGGAAGAAATAGAGAAAATTTTAGATGCATTGATCGCAGAATATCAAAGTCTTCAAAGCGAATTGACAACAGCATTTTATCTATTGTCTGAAAATATTGTAAAATATCGTAAATTTAATCTTATTGACCCTGATGATGCAATTCAAGAAGGCGTCATGATTTGTTTCGAAAAAGTGAATCGCTTTGATCCCGATAAAGGAAAAGCTTTTAATTACATGACAACTTGCATTATCAATCATTTCCGACAACTTTATAGGACCGCTCGAAACTATAATGAACTTAAAAAGAAGTATCACGAATTTTTGTCTGCAAAGACGGATCAACCGCTTCCAACAATGCGACCGGATAATAAATTATACAAAAAGTAAGATATAATTGACAAATATTGACATTGGCGATTTTTTCTTTATAATTATTTGTCTTATTAGTCGTTATATCTAGGAATATTTAAAATATGAACGGCGATCTTATAGAACAAATTGAAAAACAGGAATTGCTCCAAAAATTAATTGACAAAGGTTTTGGAAAGTTAATCGACGCTCTTTTAAGTAATGAAAAAGAAGTATACACAAAAAAAGGTAGACTAAACAAAAGTGGAGCTTGTCGTGTTTTGGGCTGGAAGCCAAAAGAACTTGATGAAGCTTTGGCTCAATGTCGAGAAGTACTCAAATTCGATATATTCACTGAGGATAATCAAGAAAACGAAGATGAAAACTCTAATCGATAATTACATACGCTCTATCATATCTTAGAGTTAATTCCGCAGTTACTACCTCACTAGATGACATATCCAAGTCTCCGAATTCTACAGATTCCGGCCAAACCCACTCGAAAACCCATTGCTCGAGCCTAACGCCGCAACCATCATAAAGATTTAATTCGGCTTTTTTCTTCTTAAATCCATCACAGGAATTATACCATGCTGAATTCTTTTCGGGATTATATATCTTTTTAACCCATTCAAAAACTGGATGTACCTTTGCTCCCGGTTTTTTTATGTCATACAAGCTGAGTGTGATCGGCTTCCACTCAGGCTTGGCAGGGAAATATACAGTCTCATTCAAGTGTTGAGCTTCCATTGTCTTAAAACTTAAACTTGGTCTGGCTGCCTTTGTTGGCGGAAGTGCGTTTAGGGTGTCGGCGGAAACATCGTCAATTAAAAATAACCAACGATACTTCCGTTTGAAGCAGGCTTCGACAATCCCGCCTTCAAACCCCATATTTCTTCCTTTAGAATTAGCCATTTTTATTCCTTTGTCTATAAAAAGAGCCTCATACTAATAAAGTATGAGGCTTTTAAATTTTTATCTAAAGTGATTTGAAAGTTAAGCGATGTTATTAATTTGAGGATTAATGCCGCCATCAACGCCTTGTCTTAAGCCCCCTGGCTGACTGTCACAACCGCCACAGCATGCCTTAAAGCCTGGGCCGCAATGCATCTTGAGTTCGACTTCGGCATAACGAAGGGTTAGTTCAATTGTCACTTCTTCCGAAGAAGAGTAGTCCAATTCGCCAAAGTTAACGGCTTGAGGCCAAACTTGTTTGAGAGTCCACTGTTCCATTATAGTGCCGCAACCATCATATAGTTTCAAGTCGGCGGTACCTGCGTAACCGCCGCTGTTAAAACGACTGCCAATTTTGGATGCTTGAGAGAGGCTGGCCGGGTTTTGGAAGTTGTAAACTGTTGCCAACCAACTATAAAGATTTCCCATACCAGCCCCGGCGTTACCAATGTCATAGTAGGTGACGGTGATGGTTTCCCATGTGCCCTTGCCCGGAAGATACATCTTACCGTGCAAGAAGTTGATTTCGGTTTCTTCAAGCGTAAAGTTGGGACGAGCCGCCAATTTAACAAAATGTTCCGGAATTGCACCGGCGCCACCAGCACCACAAGGTGATGTCAAAGAAAGTGTCCATCTATACTTTCTCTTGAATACATATTCAGTCTCAGACGCCAACTGGCCTAAACCCATCATTTGTTTTTCTGCCATAATATTATTTAATCTCCTATATTTTTATTTGTTAATACTAGAAAGTATCAGCATTTTCACCAAAAGTGCCTGTACGGTGTACAGAGAACTCGATGAAAATAAATTCTGCGGCTCGAACTGGTTGTACACCGATTCTGGCACGGAATTCGTTCCGATCAATTACGTCTGGAGTATTGAGTTCTTCGTCAGCTTTGATGATGTAAGCATTTATACCACGGCCAACCGAAACTTCTCTCAAGACGCCTTCGGCGATTTCTCGGAACTTCGAGCGGAAATTATCATCATGTGGATCGAAGATCAATACACGAGATGCTGCTCTAATTCTCTTTTCAATGTAGAACATCATACGTCTTACATTGACACGATCCAAAGCTGTCGGTCTACGCTGCAAGGTCTTTTGGCCCCATACCACAAAACCGTCAAAGTCGGTAAACTGTACAATTGGGTTAATGCAGTTTCTGTAACCATACATCAAGTCTCTTTCTTCAAGAGTTGGACGGCTATAGACATCTGTAATGCCCGGAACAGCACCACGGGTTAAGCCAGCAGGAGCAAACCAAGGCTTGGCCAAAAAGTCGTTTCTGGCGTACACAGCCATTACAGAACCAGAGGGTGGAACCCATACGTCAACTTGGTTGAAGTTGTCACGAATCTTTACCCACGGCCAGTACATTGCACCGAAGTCGCTATCGAATCTTGTGAGATTCAATGGGTGGGTGCCATTTTGCCATGCGATGATTTCATTGACCGTCAAACCAAATGGTGGGTCAATGATCGCCATACAGTCCATACGGACATTCTGACATAGATCGAGCATTGCCATTACTACCGTTGTGCTTGAGTGTCCCGGCACTGCAATCAAGTCAATATCAATTTGCTCAGGTTCACTTACTGTATAAATGCCAGTGAAGCCTAGTACGTCGCCAACTAAAAGATCGTCTTGCTTATCTGGGTCAGATGGGATGCCGTCAGAACCACCTGCTAAATCATATGTCCCTTCAGCCGGACCAGCACCCTCTTCAGTGTTGTCGGTTACTCTAATCCAGTCAGATACCAATGCAATGTAGGTTTCTACATAGAATCGGCTTGCAGTGTTTTTGGTTAGATTGCCCCATGATTCAAGTTGCACACCTTCGTTGTATACTTCTATCGTGAAGTTGTTGTCACGAACGTTATTTGTAATTTTTACTTGCGTGTAGTTGCCATCGATACCGGGGCTGTCGGCATCCACCGTAAAGGTAACATCATCATCAGCATTTTCGCCACCATTTACACGGCCTAATGTGGACGTATCATCGCTGGTGTCGCCTACTGGGCTTATGCCGACTGCGGTTGTGGTTGATAAGCCAAAAACTTCTTCTGCTGTGCTTGATGGCTTAATACGAATTCTGGCGTCACGGCCATGATGTTTTGTGCTGATTTGTAGGGCGCCACCAACATCTTCGGCGACGAAACCGCCAGGCAAGGTTTCCAAACGGTAAGTGATTTCATCAACAATT